AGAATGTCAAGGCCGAGTCCCACAGAAGCCGCACCAGAAAATGCTATCAATAAGAGTAACAAAGGGAAATCCCTTGTTACTCTTATTTTTTTGTCGCAATCGGAGGTGAAAAAGCCATGAGCGAAAAATACATTAGCCCCGCCGAACGGGAGTATATCGCCAAGGCGTGGCGCAATTACGCGAGTGTGGCGGAGATCGCCACGCACCTGGGGAAATCCAGAAAAACGATCTACGCAGAATTACGGAGAGGCCAGGACGGCGAAAAGCTGGACCGGAACCAGCGCCCCGCCTATGACCCGGAACTGGCGCAACGCCGTTTCCAGGCTAACCTCCGACGCAGAGGCAAGCCCCAGCAGGCGGGCACCTGATACGGACGCGAGAGGAGAACGCCATGGACGACAGAAGCACAGCCATTTCCGCGGCGGAGGTGGCGGACGACAGGGCGGAGATCGCGGCGGCGGTCAAAGTGGCCAAGGCTTTCCGGGACAAGCTGGAGGCCGCCGGGATCTCCTACCACAAATTGCTGGCGCTGGAGGAAGCGCGGCGCGACATGAACGACCTGGCCCACCATATCCTGCTGGGCTGGGAGAATGGGGAGGGTTTTCCGCATGAATGAAAACACTATGCTGGTGCCACAGATGGGCATAAACATGGAGCAGGCCACGGCAAACTGTGAGGAACTGGCCAAAGCGATCCGCGAGATGACGGCGGGCGTTCTGACCACGGTAAACAGTTTCTGCAGATGGATCCAGCGGGTGGCGGCGGAGGTGGCAGCACAGCAGGAAATGGAAATGGCGCTGCGCTGGGCGTCGGTTGACAACCGCCCGCTTTATAACCGCTACCGCCACACCAAAAAGAAGCGGATCCGCAAGAAGTACGCCAAGCGGATCCTGGAATGGTACAGAACGGAGGTGGCCCCGTGTTGAGGCTGAAAGCCAACAAAACCAGCCTTTACAATCTGGTGGCGACATACAAGCCCATGCCGGGTATGCGCCGCGTGGATTTCCAGAAAGCGAATGGCCGCCCGGACTACTGGCTGGAATGGACGACGGACGACGGCCACACGAAAGCGTTTCTTTCCTCCTCCCTGGGGCACCCGATCCTGACGATCACGACGCACGACGCGGCGGGCGGGCAGTTGTACCATGAGGCGCACCGCCTTTCCGTTGAGGGCCTGCGGGAGCGCGGCATGGTGGAGGAAGTCACCACCGCCATAGAGAGGAGGCGGCAGGCACATGGCAGAGCATAACGACATGACCGCGGCCCTGGTGACGGCCTACACCTCCCCACAGCTGGCCGCAATCAACGAATACCTGGAGGCGGAAAAGGCCGTCAGGGCTGCGGCTGAAATATTAGGGCTTGACGCGGATCTGATGATTGCGGAGGCGGAGGGGCTGGCACGGGCTACGACATTTTCAAACGTGGAGGCCCTTTATTTCGTGGCAGATCAAGCCGCCAGCGGAAAGCGGGAGGTGAACGGCCATGCCTGACCATATCCCACTACCCGCCAAACAGTACAGCGTGATCTATGCGGATCCGCCGTGGGCATACCAGCAGGCCGGAGCCACCGCAAAGGCCCGCGGCACCGCCGTGAAGCATTACCCCACCATGACCACCGCGGAAATATGCGCCCTGCCGGTGCGCGAAATCGTCCGAGGGGGGGCGGCCTGCTTTATGTGGGCGACATTCCCCAATATCGCGGAGGCCATCAAGGTCATGGAGGCGTGGGGCTTTACATACAAAACCGCGGCTTTCGTGTGGGTCAAAAAGAACCGGAAGAACGGCGGCAATTTCATGGGCATGGGCGCCTATACCCGCGCAAACGCGGAGGTTTGCCTGCTGGGCGTCACGCCGGGCTTTAAGGCCAAGACGCAGATCCGCGCCCACAATGTCCACCAGATTATAGAAGCCCCATTCGAGGGGCACAGCAAGAAACCAGACGAAACCCGCCGGCGGATCGTGGAACTGCTGGGCGACGTGCCCAGGCTGGAAATGTTCGCCCGCCAGAGGGCTGACGGCTGGGACGCCTGGGGCAACGAAGCCCCGGAAGCATAGGAGGAACGGCAAATGTCTGATTTTTTAGAGAGAAACGGGCTGCAAACCGTGGCCCAACATTTCAAGGATCTGTTTCTGGCCAGCGTCCACCGCGACGGTGCGGAGGAACTGCTGGAGCGCCTGGAGAATGAAACGGACTTTTTCGAGGCCCCGGCGGGAGCCAAGCACCACGGCGCTTTCCCCGGTGGCCTGGTTATTCACAGCCTGAACGTTTACCGTCGTCTGCGGGAAATCACGATCCGCGACCTGACGGACAGGGACGCGCTGGGGCCTGCCCCCATCTCCGAGCGGGAGGAGGAAACCGTGGCGATCCTGGGGCTGCTGCATGACGTGTGCAAGGCAGGCGTGTACCACATTGAAAGAAAACGCCGCAGGAACCCGGAAACGGGTGTGTGGGAGGACTACCTGGGTTATACGTTCCGGGATCCCCTCCCCCTGGGGCACGGAGAAAAGAGCCTGTACCAGATCGCCCGGTTTATCCGGCTGGAGGATCACGAAGCCCTGGCAATCCGCTGGCACATGGGAGCCTATGACACGGCGGCCCGTACAGACCTGCGGGACCTGTCCGCGGCCATGGACGCAACGCCATGGGTGTGGCGGCTGCATGAGGCTGATATGTGCGCCGCCCATATTGACGAAAGGGGCACGGACGAATGACAAAGCTGTTATGTTTGCCCTGCGCCATCGATCTGGAGGCCAGGGGTAAGACTGTAAAACCCGTCGCGCAGAGGTGTGAGAAAATCACCTGTTCGGAGTGCGGACGCCGCCGGTTCGGTATCACCTATGAGGTGACCGGGCGGGCCACCAGAAAAAAGGAGGTAACGAAGAAATGAGCCAGAAAGGCGAAAAATCCCCCCGCCGCATGGAGCGGCGCGTGGACAAGCTGGAGCAGGACGTGGCGGCCATCACCACCGAGCAGACCACCCAGGGGGTGCGGATCTCTGCAGCGGAGGACGATCTGGCCGTTTACCGGGCGGCGGTGTCCGCCCGTGAGTTGAAACAGGCCGCGGCGGAGATCAAGGCGGCCAAGGAGCGCAGAACCGCCCGCGCGGCGGAGCGGGAGCGCAAAGCCCGCCGACGCAATAAGGTTCTGGCCTTTATCGCCCTGGCGCTGTTCGTTGCCGTCTGCGTGGTCATGGTGGCCAAGGCGTACAGCGAGGAACCGGCGGCGGAACCTGCCACGCCGGAAGCGTCGGCGGCACCGGCGGCAATCCTGCCCACGGAATTGCTGTTCACCGCGGCGGCGGAGGAGGAATACATGGAGGACCCGCAGGAAACGGAAAAGATCGAGGAGGCGCTGCTGGCGCAGGGTTATTTCTCCCTGGCGGTTCCTATGCCCTACGAATGGCAGGACTACATGAGGACGTACTGCGAGGAATACGGCTGCCCCTATCCTCTGGCCCTGGCGGTGGCACAGACGGAAAGCAATTTCGACATGGACGCCGTGGGCGCCTCTGGTGAGGTGGGGATCATGCAGTTAAACCCCGGCCCCGGCGGTTCCTACCATGCGGAGATCCAGGCGGCCACGGGGCTGGATCCCACCACCGCCTCCGGGAATATCGCGGGCGGCTGCTACAAGCTGGGCCTGTATCTGGACAAGTATGGCAGCGTCGAAAAGGCCGCCATGGCCTACAACATGGGCGAGGGCGGCGCGAGAAGCGCATGGGACAGCGGGATCACCTCCACCGACTACTCCAAGGCAGTCAAGGAGGCCATGGAAACATGGGAATGTACGGTGAACGCCTGGGGCGGGGTGTAACCCGCGAGGCCGCCCGCAAGTATGAAACGTCTGTGACGGAGCGGGCACGGCAGGCCAGCGGCTGCGCCAGAGTGGTAAGCCGGAAATATGGCACCGTCGTGGTGCCGCACGGTTCCAATTTTGCCGCCCTGCTGAACGCGGCGGAGGTTTGGGGCTGTGACTGGACAGAAATACGGGACGCAGAGGTGTGGAGGGCCGACAAGGAGGAAAGGCCGGTGCCTATGCCGCACCTTATATAAAAGGAGGGTTTCAAATGCTGATTAACGAGGGCGGGCTGATCCGCGCCATCAAAAGAGCCTACAAAGCGGGCGGGTACACCGTCCTGAACACCGGCAACGACGTGGCCATTTACACGGATCACTGGTTTGCCATGGCCAACCGCGCCCTGCTGCCGCGCAAGGTGCTGGCCACCATCGTGGAACACATGGGCATGATCCCGGAGCGAGATATGCCCACGTCGATCATTAAGGACACGGAGCCGCAGCTGGTTTTGAGAGAAACGGCGGCGGACGATATGGACCACTGGCGCGGCGGTGACCGCGGCGAGGAGGTCACCATGGTGCCGGTGATTATGCAGGGGTTCCAGATTTACCAGCCGCCCGGCGGCGGTGCCTGCTGGGGCGTTCCCCTGTACCTGGTGGACATGATCGAGCGGGATCCGGCGGAGCATATCGGCGCGGACGTGATCGACAAGGATCGCCTGCTGTGGGAGGCCGACGGCGAGGCCGTGGTGATTAACGCAGTACGGAAAGCCTGTTCCGGCTGGGCAAAGGAATGGGAGCGGGCCGTGTGGAACGCCCTGGAGGGTGTGGACCTCCACAAAGAGGAGGCCGGGCGGTGAATAACTTTGAAAGGATCACGGCCTCCCCGGAGGCCCTGGGGGATTTCCTGGGCGCCCTCCCTATCCTGTCCGGCCCGTGGGACGACGATTTCCACCGGGTATTTTGTGACAGCTGCGACGCGGAGAACTGCGACGCTGAAAACTGCGCCCACCAAGCTGAACGGAATAGCCCTACCTGGTGGCTGAAACGGGCATACACCGGCAACGGCCCAGTTAAGACCGACAGCACGAACCCATATAAGCGGCAGGCCGCAGACCTCCGCCTGGAAGCCATGCACCAGCGGGACCGTTTTGGCCGGAACCTCCTGGCCACGGAACTGGAAGAAGCGGCGGCCACCATTGAGGCCCTGGCGGCGAAATTGGAGGCGAAAGAATGAAAATACTGATCGGCGGAAGCCCCTGCACACATTGGAGTATCGCGCAGACGAAGAACCGCGAAACCGAAGCCAGCGGCATAGGCTGGGAACTGTTCTTGAATTACCGTATTGCACGGGATAAGTACCAGCCGGATTTTTTCCTGTACGAAAACAATAAAAGTATGTCGCCCGCTATCCGGGCGCAGATCACGGCGGAGTTAGGCGTGGAGCCTGTCCTGATTAACAGTGCCCTGGTGAGCGCACAGAACCGCCAGCGCCTGTATTGGGCGGGCAAACGGAACCAGGACGGCACATACAGCCGGGTGGCGGTGGAGCAGCCGGTAGACCGCGGGATCCTCCTGCGCGACATTCTGGAAAGTGGTGTCTGCTGGAAAGAAAAAGGGTATGCCCTGCTGTCCACAACTGGCGGAACCACGGCGGACGACATGGTTTCCAGACACCAGCGGAATGGTGCGGAGAAACCTGTTGCCATTAAGCCGCTGACCGAAAAAGAAATGGATTACATGGTGCGCGAAACCAAGGGCGGGCGGAACCATTTTGATTTCGATTATTTCCACGACGCAACGCAGGAAAAAAGTGCCTGCGTGACGGCGAACACCCACAAGGGCGTCCCATATAACGTTCTGGTGGAGCCGGTGAGGATCGGAACCATTGAGAACGACGCAAAGAACCAGACTTTTGACAGCCAGCAATACCGTGTTTACAGCCCGGACGCCAAAAGCGTAACCCTCTGCGGGAATGGCGGCGGCCTGGGCGCAAAAACCGGGCTTTATGCCGTCCCTGTGGCCGGGCGCGTCGTGGGGCGCAGGATCAACGAGCAGGGGCACCGCGACGATTACAACGAGGAGATCGAGCGGATCCAGCGTTTCGAGGTAAACGAGGATCCGAGCAAAACAAATTGCCTGTCAACCGTGGAAAAAGACAATATGATCGCCGTCCCCGTCCGCGTCGGTGCCATGCCGAACAAGGACGGAGAACTGGGCACAAGCCAGAGCCGCCGCATATACAGCACGGACGGGAAAAGCGTTTCCCTCCAGGCAAGACCAAACGGCGGCGGGGCTGACGGAGCAGCTACCGGCCTGTATGCGGTGCCTGCCGGTATGGCGTGGCGTGGGCGCGAAAACGGTTCGGCCTTTGAAATGAGGGACGACCAGAAAAGCAACGCCGTGGCCGCAACCGGACACCAAAGCCGCCTGGTGATCGAGGCGGCGGACGGAAAGCAAATGCCTGTCTATGAGGTTCGCGGCGGGCGGATCACCATCAAAGGAAAGACATACCCCATTAAACTGGCAGACGGATTTTACATCATTCGCAAGCTGACCGTGACGGAATGTAAACGCCTCCAGACCGTGCCGGACACATACGCCTTTCCCGTCAGCGACACCCAGGCGTATAAAATGCTGGGCAACGGCTGGACCGTGGACGTGATTGCCCACATTATGAGCCATTTTACCGGACTGACAGAGGAGCCGGTGGAAGTGCTTTCTATGTACGACGGTATGAGCTGCGGCCATATCGCGCTGGACAAGCTGGGCGCGGAGATCACCACCTACTATGCAACCGAGATTGACAAATACGCCGTACAGACCACACAGCACAATTACCCGGACACCATGCAACTGGGCGACGCTTTCCAGGTCCGTGCGGAGGACTGGCACCTGCCGGAACCTGTGGGAATGGAGGCACCCGCCAATGGCTGAAATAATCCTGACGGGCGACGCGCTGGAGCAACTGCGGCATTTACCGCCCGAAAGCGTCCATACCTGCGTCACCTCCCCGCCCTACTATAATTTGCGAGATTATGGCGCGGCGGGTCAAATCGGAAACGAGGCCAGCGTGGAGGAATACCTGCAATCGCTGGTTTCCGTTTTCCGTGAGGTCCGGCGGGTTCTGCGGGCAGACGGAACCCTGTGGGTGAACATGGGCGACAGTTACGCCACCAGATCAGGAAGCCAGCCGCCGACGAACACCCGTAATTCCTGCGGCCACACGGCAAAGCATACGCCGCAGGGCTACAAATACAAAGACCTGATCGGCGTTCCCTGGCAGCTGGCTTTTGCCCTCCGGGCAGACGGGTGGTATTTGCGCCAGGATATTATATGGAACAAATCCAACTGTATGCCGGAGAGCGTCCGGGATCGCTGCACCAAAAGCCACGAATATATTTTCCTGCTTTCCAAGTCAGAACGGTATTTCTTTGACGCGGCGGCGATCAGCGAACCCATAGCGGGCGCCAGCACCAAGCGATATATGCAGAATATCGAAAAGCAATCCGGTTCCTTTAAGCAGCCGGGCAGGGACGGCAGGCCAATGAAAGCGGCGTTACCCCGTTTCGGCGGTGAGAAGTACGGCACCGATCAGGCGAAAGAAACCAGGACCAAGAGCGGAAAAATCTATGTGCCCACGCCACACAGAAATAAGCGCGACGTGTGGACCGTCGGAACAAGCGGGTTTCGCGGCGCACATTTTGCCGTGTTCCCTGAAAAACTGATCGAACCTTGCATATTGGCAGGCTGCCCGGAGGGCGGCACCGTCCTGGATCCGTTCGCCGGGAGCGGCACCACCGGAGTGGTGGCCAAACGCATGGGGCGCGGTTTTGTGGGATGTGAGATCAATCCCTCGTATGTAGAAATGGCTGACAGAAGAATAGAGGAGGTGGAGTGATGGAACGACTGACAAATAAATGCGAAGCTGACGCGCAACGAGAAGAGTACGAGCGCCGTCTTGCAAACGGGTATCCGCGGAATATTCCGGAGGAGCGATTTTTGCGCCTCGCCGCATACGAGGACACGGGGCTGTCTCCGCAGGCGTGCGCTGAGGCACGGGAAGCCGGAAAGGTGCTTTCAAGCTGTGACATATCTTTCGGAAGAATTACGGAACTGCTGACAGCCGACAAGGACGGGCGAGTGATGGTGCTGCCTGTGCGGCCAGTCCTCACGCAGAGCATCGGAAGTATGCTGTATATCATCGAGGAAGGAGAAATTGTTGAGGACTCGCTGTGCGAAGCGCTTATCGGTATGGCAAGCAACGGAGAGATAGACATATTTTACACGACGCTGTCCGATCAAATATCTTTCGAGCAGGCCGATATTGGCAAGACCGTATTTCTGACCCGCGAAGAGGCAGAAAAGGCACTGGAGGCGATGAAGGATGAGTAAGGCTGTTATGCTGAGCGTCCGCCCGAAGTGGTGCGAGAAGATCGTCAACGGCGATAAGACGATCGAGGTGCGAAAAACCCGTCCGAAGCTGGAAACGCCGTTCAAATGTTATATCTACTGCACGCTGCCAAAATATCCGCACGAGGACTTCATTGCGGCGGACTATCCAAGGCCACAGTTTTACGGCGGCGGCAAGGTCATTGGAGAGTTTACCTGTGAAAGAATCGCCCTTATTGCATACGATGGCGGCGAGTTAAGTAGTACAACAAATGCCGCCTTTTCCCCCGCGACGTGCTTAACTCAGTCAGAAATTATAGCTTATATCGGCGATAAGGGGCGTTGTTACGGCTGGCATATGTCCGACTTGCGCATTTATGATACGCCGAAAGAATTGAGCGAGTTCAAGACGCTATGTAGAGTCGATGCCGATTGTTGTGCCTGCCCTTATTACAACTACACCAAAATGGATTGTGATGGCCGGGTTATCGGTCGACCACCCCAAAGCTGGTGCTATGTGGAGGCGATGTGAATGAAAGAAATTACTTTTGACGACTTGCGCCAGCTTTTGCTTTACCGGCGCATTGTGAAGTGGAACGACGACCGCATTGAACTGGACAACGGCGTAAAAATCCGCATTGAAATGACGGACTACGACTGTTGCGCTTATGCGGCCGGTGTATTTAAGAATGTGGTGCTGGATGCCGCTATCACCAGCGTTTCGGAAATAGAACGCGAAAAATGGGAGGATAGTGACACCTACGGCTGCTGCGCAAGGGTGACGATCATGCACAACATGAACCCTATTTGCGAGGCATACGCAAACGCAGACGCTGGGAACGGCGGTTATTACTACTCCGTTGCATCGTTTATCGTGACGATGCCCGGTGTAGACGAGGAGGGCGCGTGCGAGTTCGCAAATAGCGAATTTGAGTTTCAGGAGTAGGACGGCGCTACTTTTGACAGGAGGATTTTGTGATGACCGAATTGAAACGCTGCCCTGAGTGCGGTGGAGTTGCAACCGTGGTGCGAATATCTGAAGGACGGTGACGGCGATGATTGATGAATGCAAGTGGATGCAAGACGAGGTTTGCGTCAACGCAGATTGCCCAGCGTGTGCGGATTATTGCCCAGTGGCAAATACACCGGGCGTATGCAAATACGAGGAAAGGGGTGATAGCGATGCTCAAAAGGGTAAACGGCAGACCGGTGCCAAATAATCCGGCTAAGGCCTACGAGCTGGGCCGCCTGGATGGCACCAAGCAATGTATGGATAACGTGTCCTGCGTACTGCTGGACAAGTGCGGATTCCATGTGCGGGAGGAGACAGCGGACGAGCACGACACCCGCAGCCTGGAATACTTACAGCAGTCCCTTGTGGAGCTGGTGGAGGCCAAAAACAACGGCTATGTAAAGATGGCGGACATCGAAAAGGCCCTGCGGGGCGAATATAAGCTGGTAAACAGCGCGGAGTAAAGGAGGGCAAATGAGCAAAAAGGCGACACTGCCTTATGATGTGCGGTTGGAGTGCATTGCTTATGTGCGTGGGTATCCGCGACGGGTGCGGGCGTATCGCGAGGCCCGGGCGGAGATCTTGGGCGGTACGCATAGCGCTACGGAGGGCATGCCAACTGGATCGGGCGCTGGTAGGCCCGCCGAGAGCAAGGCGGAGCAGCTGGCCGCCATAGAGAACTGGCCGGAAACCAAAAAAATGCTGGCGGTGGAATACGCTATGGACCGCTGCGGCAGAGATCTCGATAGCGATGCAATCCGGCGGCAGCTGATATATGGCATCATGCACAACTGCCAAGGTAAGCACAAGTATGCCCGTAATCGGATCGTGATTCCGGGTATCAGCGAGAGAACATTCAGCCGGAGGAAAGAGCAATTTCTATATGACATAGCCATATATTGTGGTTTTGCAGAGAAAGTTGGCACAAATTCCGCCTAATGATGTGCTACAATAGGTACAGTGGATGATAGGACATGGTCATTCACGCGTTTTCCCAATCATCACTTTTCCTCCCTTCTATGCGCCGCCGGTATTGGGCGCACCGCGCAAGCGGCCCCGGAAACGGGCGTACCGGAACAAACAGCCTGTAGGGAAACCTATGGGCTGTTGTTATATGCAGGCGTAGCTCAGTCGGTAGAGCACCGGACTTCGTGAGCCGGTATGTCGTGGGTCCGAGCCCCACCGCCTGTGCCAGAGGCCGGGTAGCACCCGGACAATGTGAGACCGTTCGTCGTGGCTCACATGGAAATGACAATGCTCGCTGAAAACTGCGCGTGAGGATGCGTCCTCCTTGCCATGACCGAACAGCGGCGCTTGAGATGCTTGCGGGGCCTCAAGCGGGCATGAGCGTGTGACAATCTAAGCGGGAAGACGACCAATATGCGGCGCCAGATGAAAACGTTGAATCGTTTTCACCCGCAAGGGGCTTTCTTGGGGCGTATGCCCCACACGCGGCATAGGTGCCCCGTAAGGGGAGACCACAGCGAGTGACGGGGACTTTCCCTGAAGCGCTAAAGCAGGGCAGGACTGCAATGCCGCACAATAAAAAGAAAAAGAGCGGAAGCTCCGCTCTTTTTCTCCAGCATACTGTTTTTAGTATTTCAATCCACAGGAAATAGGATCGAATCTCCCGCCGATGCAAGCGCCTCCTGCATCCGACAAGTCAATCATATACTATCCGATGCATTCTGTCAATAGAAAATATAAAAAATAGTGTGTAGCCCATGTTTGAGAGGCCCAAGAGGTCCGCATGGGAGGGTAAAGACTGTTACTGTAGCCAAGGGGTGGGGGCTGGTAGCAAAGCAGGAGGAAGTCGTGGACGATATTACAAAGCAGCCATACGCTAAATGGCTTGAAGAAAGCATAGCAACTATCGCAGGGATTGACCCTTGCTGTATTTGCTTTGCAGCGACAAAAGCAGACGGCACGGTGTTCACCGGCTATTATAATGCAGACGCGACGGACAAGGCCGTTTTTGCGCACAATATCCAGTCCGACATCGTGATGGATATCATCAAGGCGAATGCTGACACAATCAGCGGGATTTTGGAGGATGGCAAATGATTCTATGCGGTAAAGACTGCACACCATGCTGTGACTTCTGCACCCATGTCAAACACGGCACAGTAGTAGTTGACGGCAAGCGTGTAACTTCTGGGCCTGTTGGCTGCAAGCTGCACAAGGACAAAGAGCATCAGGACGTTGCCGTCACCTGTGGGTATTGTGACGACTTTCATTGCTTCCAGAGCCTGGTGCCCGTAGATCGAGAGATGCAAGAGGGAGACGGAGAATGAACGACGACCACAAGGACATTATCAACAAGATAACGTATTCCGCCGACGAAATAGATAGGATCATGAAAATCAATATGCGGCTCATTGCGAAATTCAAAACCCATTTGCACAAAGAGTATGGCGACGCTATCGAAGATATTGCGAAGATGTTTGACACACTCTACGCAGAACAGCAAAAAGAAACGCCGTTGATGTGGTATGAGTATTGCTACGGTGTTAAAGATACAGGGAAATAAAAACAAATTATTTGGATTGGAAGTGAGCGTATGCCAGCAGGAGCGCCAAGAAAATGGAAAAGCGTAAGCGCGATGCAAAAGGCGATTGACGCTTACTTCAAAGAGTGTGAGGGTGAGCCGTTTATCGGCGATGACGGTTGTGCTGTGCGAGATAAGTACGGCATACCGATTATCATTAACGCAAAGCCGCCGACGATTACGGGGCTTGCGTTGGCACTTGGATTTACGGGAAGACAAGCGCTGCTGGATTATCAGGCAAGGCCAGAATTCGCGGACACGGTTACGCGCGCAAAGTCCAGATGTGAAGAATATGCCGAATCTCGGCTCTACGACAAAGACGGTGCAAACGGCGCGAAATTCTCGCTTGGCTGCAATTTCGGTTGGAATTCCGAGAACGAAAAAAGCGGCGACCCTGCGGCGTTGGCAGCTCTGCTCACTGCGTTAAAGGGCGAGAACAATGCAAATTAAACCGCTATCCGCAAAGCAGCGCAAAATAATGGAGTTTATCAGCTCCGATGATCTGGCGCTGATTTGTGACGGCTCCGTCCGTTCCGGGAAGACGACAGTAATGTCGATGGCGTTTGTGCTGTGGGCGATGCAGAACTACGACCGCACGAATTTTGCTATTTGCGGGAAGACGGTGCAGGCGGCAGAGCGAAATATCTTAAAACCGTTGATGGAAATTGACGGATTGGGCGCGGCGCTATCCATGCATTACAAGGTTTCCACGAGGATTTTAACCGTTCGGTGTGGAGATAGAACGAATTGGTTTTACCTGTTCGGCGGCAAAGACGAAAGTTCGTACATGCTCATTCAGGGCATCACGCTGGCCGGGGTGTTGTTCGACGAGGTGGCGCTTATGCCACGCTCGTTTGTGGAGCAGGCGTTGTCCCGTGCGATTTCATTTGAGCATCCGAAGTATTTTTTTAACTGCAACCCCGAATCACCGCAGCATTGGTTTTACAAAGAGTGGATTGAAAACGAACGGGAGAATACGCAGCACATTCACTTCCTGCTGGAAGACAACCCAATTCTCACACCGCAGATGATCGAGAGGACAAAGGCCATGTATAGCGGCGTGTTCTACGACCGATACATTCGCGGATTGTGGGTAGTGGCCGAGGGGCTGATCTATCCCATGTTTGACGATAACTGCATTGTGGACGAGCTGCCGGAAACGGGAGAATACTATGTGTCCTGCGACTACGGCACGCTCAATCCGTTTTCTGCTGGACTGTGGCGCTGGGACGGGAAGACAGCTACGCGCATCCGTGAGTATTACTATTCCGGGCGCGAGAGCCAGAAGAACAAGACGGACGAGGAATACGCAGACGAAATTAAAAAGCTCATCGGCGAGGCGGATGTCAAAAGTATTATCGTTGACCCGTCTGCTGCTTCATTCATCGAGGTTTTACGTCGGCGCGGCTATATAGTCCGCAAGGCAAACAACGATGTGACAAACGGCATTATGACTACGGCGCGGTTTTTGCAGGACGGCGTAATCAAGATACACCGAAATTGCAAAGACTGCATCCGAGAGTTTGGACTGTATCGGTGGGACGAAAAATCCGCCGACGACAGGCCAATCAAGGAAAACGACCACGCAATGGACGAAACGCGCTATTTTGCCTACACAATCTTGAAGAATAAGGCGTATAAACGCGATTATGTCCCCATTTGGAGCAGATAGGAGTGAGCGGAGATTAAGACATATAATGACCTTGTGGCGGTGGGTGAGGATGAAAAGGCGCGGATTGAGTTTATCCGCAGCGCGATCAACGCGCATCGTGAGTCCCACGCATATAAGACGGCGGCGGATGCTGAGGAATATTACAACGGCCTGAATCCGACCATTAACCGCTACGAAAAGATCATCTACGATATGCAGGGGCGTAGCCACACGGATATGTGGACGGCAAACCACAAGCTGGCCAGCCGCTTCTTCGGCCTGGCGGTGGATCAAGAAGTTTCGTATTTGCTTGGCAACGGCGTGACCTTTGCGGAGAAGGGAACGCCGAACAAGCTATGCCCAGACTTCGACCAGGAAGTCATGGATGCAGCACGTGATGCGAAAATCGCGGGCGTGTCCTTCGGTTTCTGGGACCTGACGCATTTGCGGGTGTTCTCCCTGCTTGAGTTCGTTCCCCTCTATGATGAGGAGGACGGCGCGATGAAAGCCGGTATCCGGTTTTGGCAGGTGGCACAGGATAAGCCGTTGAGAGCGACGCTGTATGAGATCGATGGCTTTACCGAGTATTTCCAGCCCAGCGGCGAGGATATGGATGTAATGCAGCCAAAGCGCAGCTATAAGCTAATCGAGCGCAAGGCGGAGGTCGGCGAAACCGAAATCTATGACGGCGGGAATTATCCGAGTTTCCCCATCGTCCCGCTGAAAAACAACAAGCGGTGTCTCTCCGAGATCGTCGGCAAGCGCAACACCATTGACGCGCTGGATCTGGCGTCCTCTAACATGGTCAACAACGTGGATGAGGGCAATTTGATCTACTGGGTTCTTTCCAATTGCAACGGCATGGACGATCTGGACGATGCAAAATTTGTGGAGCGCTTGAAAACCACGCACGTCGCCCACGCCAACGGCGACGACGGAGCAAAGGTGGAGAGCAAGACTATCGAGGCTCCCTATGAGGGCACGAGCAGCACCATTGATATGCTCAAGAAAAAGCTATACGAGGATTTTCAGTGCTTTGACGCGGCGGCGGTATCTGCCGGGAACCAGACGGCGACCGCGATCAAGGCCAGCTATGTGCCGCTGGATCTGAAAACAGACAAGTTTGAATCCGAGGTCACGCGGTTTATTGTGGAAATCCTGCGTCTGGCGGGCATTGAGGACAAGCCGAGTTACACGCGTAATCAGATCATCAACAAGAGCGAGGAAACGCAGAACATCCTTCTGGGCGCGGCGTATTACGATGACGAATACATCACAAAGAAACTGCTGACGATCAACGGTGACATTGACCAGTACGAGGACATGGCAAAGCGGAAGGCGGAAGAAGAGATTGACCGGAGCTTTGCGGAACCGGATGCGCCGGAGGTGAACGGCGATGGCGAACAGTGACCTCGGCCACAAGCTGACCGACAAGGAGCTTGCAAAGCTGGAACATCGTATTGCAAAGCTATACCGTGAGGCTGGGAAAGAGCTGCAAGCTACCATCGACGCATATTTTGAGCAATTCAAAAAGCGAGACGAGGAAATGAAAGCACTGATCGGCACCGTGCAGAACGGTAAGGAATGGACGGAGGCCGACTATAAGCAATGGCGGCTGAACCAGATCGGGCGCGGAGAACGCTATAAGGCCATGCGTGACAAGGTGGCACACCGCGTGACCGACGCAAACGCTGTGGCGGTGTCCTATACCAACGATGCAACGCCGGGTATCTACTCCCTCAACCGCAACTATTCGGCCTATACCATCGAACAGGTCGCAGGCAACGTCGGCTTTGACCTTTGGGACGAGCAGACGGTCAAGCGGCTCATGTTAGAGCAGCCGGATTTAATGCCATATTACCCGCCGAAGCGAGCATTAAAGCGTGGCATTGACCTCGAGTATGGCAAAAAGCAAATTACCAAGAGTGTCACCAGCTCCATCTTGCAGGGAAAGAGCATTAAGCACATGGCGGACGACCTGCAAAAGCGCATCACCACCATGAGCCGCGATTCCGCCATCCGCACGGCAAGAACCGCCGTGACCGGCGCGCAGAACGCCGGACGCATGGACAGCTACGCGGCGGCGGAGAAGATGGGGATAAAGCTCAAAAAAGAATGGTTGGCTACGCTGGACGCGCGTACACGCCACTCTCATGCCATGCTTGACGGCGAGCAAGTGGCGCAGGACAAGAAGTTTTCTAACGGTTGCCGCTTTCCCGGCGACCCACAAGGGCCACCGTGGGAGATATATAACTGCCGCTGTACGCTGGTTGCGGCGGTGGATGGGGTAGATACATCAGACGGGCTGCGTAGGACACGCGACGGGCTTATATCTGAAATGACATATGCGCAGTGGGAAGCATCGAAGCAGGGATACAGCGGCAGACAGTTATCCCCATATCACATGTGGAGCGAAAAATCTGGAAAGGATGTTACTAAGAAATACATAGATTCCGCCAAGCCCCGCATGGGTAAGGTGCGATACGAGAACGGATACCGCATAAAAGGGCACAAGACCGAAATCGAAGTTGCAAACCAACTCAGAGATCAATTCGGCGGGAAGTTCGTGCTGTTGAAAGAAGCGAATGCGCAGGGGATAAAAACGCCAGACTACCTGTGGAGAGGTAAACAGTGGGAATTGAAAAGTATATCAACAGCGAAAGCGGCAGATATGGCGATTCGAAAAGCCACAAAGCAGATTGCAAAAACTCCTGGAGGGGTTGTGTTACAGTGCATAGGATCCATCAATACCGATGAGCTTATACGCATTGTAGACGATAGAGCAGTTCGCAGCGTGGTTAGCACCGGGTTCGTTTTTGATGTGATTGCATTGGAGGAGAACGGTTCTCTCCTATTCGCACGAAGGTATAAAAAATGAGCCGCCCCCCCTCCAGTAACGGGAAGAGGTTCGGCTCGAAAAAACGGAAACATGAGTTTCCTCACTGTCAGTATATGCAATTCCCGAAAAAAAGTCAAGAGGGATTTTTTGATGAACATTGAAATCACCGACAACAGCAAAGAAATTTCTGGCGCCATCCACGCGGCGCTTCTGCGGGGGCTGGAAAAGATCGGTCTGGTGGCAGAGGGATATGCGAAAAAGCTGTGCCCTGTTGACACTGGCAATCTGCGAAACAGCATTACCCATGTGCTAGACGAGCAGGAACCGGCGGCAATCATCGGGACGGACAACGAGTATGCCGCTTATGTTGAGCTTGGCACCGGCATTTACGCCGAGGGCGGCGACGGACGGCCTACACCGTGGGTGTATCAAGACGCAAAGGGCAACTGGCATTACACGCGTGGCAACAAGGCACAGCCGTTTTTGAAACCTGCTGCCGCCGACCATGCCATCCAATACCGGAAGATATTGGAGGACGAACTGAAATAGGAGCTAACTGCTTACAAATTGTATGCAGTTGGCTCTTTTTGTTAATTACCGCAAGGGACAGCGGTTTTTATAAAACTATCGTTTCCGAAGGAACGGAACCGAAGAAAAGGAGATAGTGTCATGGCACTTACACGAAAACTTTTGAAGGGTATGGGGCTTACCGACGAGCAGGTGGATACCATCATCGAGGCGCATACCGACACCGTGGACGGCCTAAAGGCGGATGTGACCCGCTACAAGGCGGACGCGGAGAAGCTGCCCAGCGTCCAGAAGCAGTTGGACGATCTCAAGGCGGCAGGTGACAACGGCTATCAGGAGAAGTACGAGAAAGAGCACAAGGCTTTTGAGGACTTCAAGGCCAATGTCACGGCAAAGGAGAGCAAGGCGGCAAAGGAAAAGGCCGTCCGGGCTTACTTTGAGAGCAAAAACATCACCGGCGCGAATCTCGACCTTGCGATGCGCGGCTGCGGCGAGGAAATGGCCGCATTGGAGCTGGACGGCGAGAAGATCAAGGACACCAAGAGCCTTGATGCACTTGTAGACGGCACCTACAAGGGGCTGGTCTCCACCACGCAGACGCACGGTGCGAATCCCGCCAATCCCCCGGCAAATACCGGCGGCAGCGGTGTCACGGCAGAAGCCTTTAAGAAAATGGGCTATGCCGACCGACTGAAGCTCAAGAAGGAAAGCCCCGAACAGTATTCGGAGCTGACGAAAAACTGACAACAAAGGAGATTAAAAACTATGGCAGATACGATTCTGACTAAACTTGCAGACCTGATCGACCCGGAAGTTATGGCTGATATGATTTCCGCTAAAATCCCCGACAAAATCCGCGTAGCACCTTTTGCAAAGGTGGATGATACCCTTTCCGGCGTTCCCGGCGACACAATTACCGTGCCTTCCTATGGGTACATCGGCGACGCTGAGGATGTCGCTGAAGGTGTGGATGTTGACATCGACAAGATGAGCACCAAGGACAAGCAGTACAAGATCAAAAAGGCAATGAAGGGCGTCGGTCTGACCGATGAAGCCGTTCTGTCCGGTTACGGCAACCCTGTCGGCGAGGCTAACGCGCAGCTGGCGCTGTCCATCGCTGCCAAAATCGACAATGACTGCATGGATGCCTTGCAGGGCGCAACGCTGACTTATGACGGCAGCGCGGCAGCCATCGGCTACAACGCTATTGTGGATGCCATCGACGTTTTCAACGAGGAGATCAACAGTGACAAGGTCATGTTCATCAACCCCAAGCAGATGGCGACCCTGCGCAAGGATGCTGATTTTATCAGCGCCGACAAGTATCAGGCAGGCGTGATGCTGTCCGGTGAGATCGGCAAGATCGCAAACACCCGTGTTGTAGCAAGCCGCAAGGTTCCGTCCATCGAGTATGAAAAGGACAACAGCACCGGCACCATCGAGATCGTTGACGATGCCACCAACGAAACCGCCACCAAAAAGCATCTTTCCACGATTCAGCCCCATTGCGCCGTTGCCCTGGTTGTCGGCGATAAGGTCAAGGCTGCTTCTGCTGCCTACTACGCTTGCCCCATCGTCAAGCTGAACGAGGACAGCGAAACCGAGGACGATGTTCCCGCCCTGACCATCTACCGCAAACGCAGCATCAACGTGGAAACCGAGCGCAAGCCGCGTAACCGCTCCACCGAGATCACCGCTGACGAGTTTTACGTTGCGGCTCTGACCAACGAAGCCAAGGTCGTGCTGGCAAAGTTCAAGAAGTAATAGGGGGGCGGCGTGATGCTTGAACAGGTCTTACGGCACTTGAACAACTGGTTCCTTGTGGAGATTCACGAGGGCACGTTCACCGTGGAGAACGGCAGCATTGCGCTGCCCTTTCTCCTGACCAACCAATATTTCCGTATCTGCGGTTCTGTGTTTAATGACGGTCTGCATCAATATCCGGTGGCTGACCTGACGGATGAAACCTTTACCGGGACTGTGTGGGCGCTGGCTGTGCCAAAGGCTGTGGTTGTGCTTGCCGAAGATATCGCCGCGTGGGAGGAAAAGAACGGCGAAGCCGTTTTAAGCCCGTACACGAGCGAAAGCTTCGGTGGGTACAGTTACACCAAGGCGAGCGGCGGAAATGCCGACACGAGCGCTGGGACGGGCTGGCAGGGCGCTTTTAAAGGCCGGTTAAATGACTGGCGCAAGCTCAAGGGGGTGGAACCGTGACTTTACTGGACGATTTTGCCCACAAGTGCATTCTGATGGAGAAAAAGCGCACGCCTGACGGCGCGGGCGGCTACATCACTGCGTGGGAAGAGGGCGCGGAGTTCCTCAATTACCAGTCTCTTGACACATCGATGGAGGCGCGAAAAGCGGAAAAGGACGGCGTTACCTCGGTATATTCCGCGCTGGTTAACCAGAGCGTTCCCATCGAGTACAACGATTATTTCCGCGATACGGAAACGGGGATTACCTATCGCGTGACCTCAAATCCAGAGGAAAAGGCCGCGCCGAGGTCTGCGGGCGCAATCATTAAGGCGCTGAAATTCTTCACCGCGGAGCGAAAGGAGCTGCCGAAATGACAAAGGACAAGGCGCTCCATGCGTGGTTTTCCCAATTCCTCCCGTCGTATCCGACCTCGAATGTGCCGGAGGACGCGACCTTTCCGTGGCTGACCTATGAGCTTATCACAGGATCATGGGAGAGCGGCGAGACCCCGCTGACGGTCAACCTCTGGTATTACACCGAGAGCGAAGCGATGCCCAACGCAAAGGCACAAGAAATCAGCGACGCAATCGGCATGGGCGGCTGTATGGTCGCCTATGACGGCGGAGCAATGTGGATCAAGCGTGGCTCCCCGTGGTGTCAGAACATCGCGGACGAAAGCGATAAAAACATCAAGCGAAGGTATCTCAACATCACGGTGGAATACCTATCGCAAAACTGATGAAAGGAAGAAAATATGAAATTCACTAAAATTCCCTCCGATGCATTTCAGAAGCTCCAGATCAACGCCGGTATTTTGACCACTGACTTTACTCCTGCCACCGGCACCATCGGAGAGGCGGGACAGATCGGTGCGACTACCGGCGGCGTAAATTTTACCGCAACGCCCAGCTTCTCTGATTTTGGCGAAGACATTGACAACTGTCCGAAGAACATGAAGGAGCTGAAACGGCTGGATTCCTGGGAGGCGAAAATGACGGGTACATTCGTCAACGCAGACACCAAGATTGCAAAGAGCCTTTGCGGTGCTGCCGACGTGGGAACCAGCGATGGGAAGGTCACGCCTCGGAACAATCTGTCGGACGCTGACTTTGCCAACATCTGGCTGGTGGGCGACTACTCCGACAAAAACGGCGAGAAAAACGGCGGTTTCATCGCCATCCACATGATGAACGCACTGTCTACCGGCGGCTTCCAGCTGAAGACCAGTGACAAGGCAAAGGGGCAGTTCGCATTTGAGTACACTGCTCACTACTCCATGAGCGCACAGGACACTGTGCCATTTGAAATCTACATCAAGGCCGGTACGGCGGAGGCGTAACACCATGAAACTGTCAAAAATTAAAGGGGAGAGAGTGTTTGATGTTATCGCAGACATTATCGATCCTATTGCCAACATAGCCGAGGACAAAGAAGCCGCAGCGTTGTTTCAGCGTCAGAAGCTCCCGGATGGCGTAAATGCAAAGGACTTTGTATTGGCAAGGGTTAAGAAATCTGCTCCGCTGCTTTTGCGTGGGCACAAGAAAGATCTGATTGCAATTTTGGCGGCTGTGGAAGGCGTGACTGCAAAAAAATATGCCGCTGGGCTGACGCTTGCCAAGTTGCTGGTTGATGTTACTGAGCTTATGACGGACGAGGCCTTTACGGACCTTTTTACATCTGCGCAGACCGAGACGGCAGAAACGCCGTCCGGCTCTGTGCAGGAGAATATCGGGGAAGCCAAAGAGTAAAGCCATTTCTGGCATACTGTGTAGCGCGGTATAAGCAGGATGCAGAAGAAAAAGCATATCGAATTTATGCTGCTGACCTGCTTAAAGCAATATGCGAGCGATGCGCGGGCGTTTCAATCGATAAGCGATATATTGAAATTATAGATGTGAGCAAAAAAGACAATCGCTCCTGTGAAGAAATCACCAGAGATATTGTCAATCGGTGCGGGTTACAAGTTAAAAAAGCCGCCCTGTGAAGGGGCGGCGGGCGAATATGCGTTACTTGAGGACATAATCAGAAATCATTCTTCCGATTTTCCCGATGTCTGTGCCTCCCTTAAACTCAAACTTTGCGACATAACCATTGGAGAATGTCAGAACAAGTTCGCTATCCGGGATGATTTCGGCAAAGCCCGGGGTTTGCACGGAGAAAAACTGCACTTTCGAATAGGGCATAGAGCTGAAGGACTTGCGCTTTCCTGTAATCCCCTGTACATCAACCGATATGACTCGCTTGTTAGTAAAAATCAGCTGGTCGCGGACGGTCTTAAATGCGGCAGCGATTTCTTCCCCGTCAATCAACAAGCCATTCACTTCACCACGCACATCGGAAACGGGAATCGGCTTTAAGTCCCACGCAGAATCTTTGTTAAAACTTATCATAAATAATCCCTCCTTGCCGATATCATACCATACTATCAATGGAATGTCACGAATAATTTTCAGAATTTACAAAGAGAGCGAGGTGAACGCATGAATCTTCTTGATCTGTTTGTGAAAATATCTGTGCAAGACGAGGCAAGCGAAAATGTAGAGACATTATCAGGAAAATTCAAAAATGGGCTTGCCACTGCGGCTAAAGTCGGCGCCGCAGCTGTAGGTGCGGCTGCTACCGGCATTGCCGTGCTTACGAAAAACGCGCTTAACAACTATGCTGAGTATGAACAACTGGTCGGCGGCGTTGATACGCTATTCAAGGATAGCTCTGCAAAAGTTCAAGAATATGCAGCAAATGCATATAAGACTGCTGGCCTATCCGCTAACGAATATATGAACACAGTTACAAGTTTTTCTGCGTCCTTGCTGCAATCGCTTGGCGGTGATACAGCAGCGGCGGCAGACATGGCTAATGTAGCAATCACGGATATGTCTGATAATGCCAATAAAATGGGCACGGATATGGCATCTATCCAGAACGCCTATCAGGGATTTGCAAAGCAGAACTATACCATGCTTGATAATCTGAAGCTTGGCTATGGTGGAACAAAAGAAGAAATGGAGCGTCTGCTTGCCGATGCGTCGAAGCTCTCTGGCAAAGACTTTCTGTGGGGTGAGGATGGCATGGGATATGGCTACGCAGAAATAGTAGAAGCAATCCATGTGGTTCAGACAGAAATGGGTATCACAGGAACTACGGCAAAAGAAGCAAGCACCACCATTCAAGGCTCTGTTTCATCCATGAAGTCCGCATGGGGCAATCTGCTGGTTGGAATTGCTGACGATAACGCCGATTTCAAGACACTTACAGAACAGTTCGTTGATAGTCTTGTTACCGTTGGCGAAAATATCATTCCGCGCATTAATGTCATTTTGGGCGGCATTTCACGGTTGGCCACATCTGCATCTACCACGATTATCCCGATGGTCATTACAACCATCACAGATAATCTTCCTGCACTTTTGCAGTCGGCGGTTGCACTTGTCGGCGCATTGGGACAGGGTATCATTGATAGCCTACCTGCAATTACGCAGGCGGCAATCGACATTCTTTTCTTCCTCGCAAATGGCCTGATAGAAAACCTGCCCACGCTCATTGATGGCCTGTTGCAGGTGACATTGACGATTGTGCAGATGCTGACAAGCCCGGACTTTTTGACGCAGCTCATTGAAACGGCAATCTTGCTAATTATGACGCTGGCGAACGGACTGATTGATGCGATCCCACAGCTTATCGCGGCAGTCCCTCTGATTATCGGCAACTTGCTTGCCGCAATCATTGTAGAGCTGCCGAACATTATTCAGATGGGAATTGATCTTCTGTTTGCGCTGATTGACGGAATTATCAAGTGCATCCCGGAGCTTGTGGCGGCGGTTCCGACACTGATTATTGCGTTTATTAACGGCATTGTTAACAACCTTGATAAAATTATCCTTGCCGCACCGCAAATCATTGTATCGCTGATTACCGGCATTGTCGGAGCAATTCCGGAACTGATTGCGGCAGTTCCGCGTGTGATTGCGGCTATTGTTGACACAATTAGAAATTACGATTGGAGCAGCATCGGCAGAAACATTGTCCAGGGGTTAAAAGACGGCATCGCCGGAATGTGGGATAACATCAAAAGCTGGTTTAATGACAAGGTAAACAGCCTTGTTGGCGGCGTAAAGCGCATTTTGGGCATCCACTCCCCGTCTAAGGTATTTGCTGGGATCGGTGGATATATGGCGGAAGGCCTTGGCGAAGGGTTTAGCGATGAATTTGCATCTGTGAAAAAAGACATAGAGGGTGACATGAGTTTTTCTGCTGGATCCATTACGGCAGGAGCAAATATCATCGGGAACTATGCAAGTGGATCTTACGGTGCAGCAAGCGGAGGATTCGGCAGAATTATAATGCTGCTGGAACAGTACCTGCCTATGTTGGCAAATATGAAAGTCATCATGGACAGCGGACAGGTTGTCGGTTTGCTTGCCCCAGGCATGGATGAAGAACTGGCCAAAATCAATGCGAGGAGGGCGAGGGCCGTATGATGGGAAAGGTATTTTTTGACGGAAAAGACACTTTCGCCGAATATGGCTTGCTGCTTGCAAGCAAGTCCATTTCTCTGCCGGAAGTCCGCACGAACATGATCGATGTTCCGGGCCGGGACGGCCTGCTGGATGCGTCCGAGGTTCTGACCGGCGAAGTCACCTATAAGAACCGCACCATTACGCTGAAGCTGACTGGCGTTGACACGGTGAGTGGCAAGAAATGGCCCGCCACGATTTCTGACTTCTGCAACAAAGTCCACGGAAAGCGCGTGAAAGTGACCTTCCCCGAGGACACCGCCCATTATTACAGTGGGCGGTGTTCTGTTGGGGAAGTGGGGCTTGTCAAAATGATGCAGACTATCCCGGTCACAGTCAACTGCGACCCGTGGAAATACAAGAACGCAAAAACCACGGTTTCCCGCTCTGACCTGGGCACGGTCTATAAACAGCTTTCGCTTCCGAATGAACGCCGCCCAGTGATTCCCACCATCACGGTGGCCCAGGACACCACCTTGCTTTGGGGCAGCAGCACAATCAACATCAGCGCGGGAGATCATATTCTGCCCGCTATCCGTCTTGCGGCTGGAAGCAACACCCTGAAAGCAAAAGTCGCAAGCGGCACAGGTAGCATCACTGTGACATACCAGGAGGCGAGCCTGTAATGTATCAACTCAAATACAAAAACTATATCCTGTATGACCCGCGCCTTGCGGATGAAAAACTAATCGTCCGTGACCCCTCTGTGAAGCTGGCGGTCAGCAAGGCCGGGGAAATGTCCTTTACAGTGGACGCAGAACATCCCTATTTAAGCAATCTTCGCCGCATGAGCGGTCTTGTGGAGCTGCTGGACGGCACTTTTCCTATATATAGGGGAAGAATAACCAGCGATATAAAAGACTTCTACGGGGCGCACAAAATCGAAACAGAGGGCATTATGGCTGTGCTGAATGACAGCATCATTCCACCGTTCAACTTCCCAGAGGACTTTACGGAGGGCGCTTCCTATAAGGCCGCCGCCGCAAGCGGGAATGTGGTGGAGTTTTTCTTCCGCTGGATTCTGTCACAGCACAATGCGCAGGTGACCGCAGAGCAGCAGATCAAGCCCGGCGTGGTCACCGTGTTCGACCCGAACAATTTCATTGCCCGCAGCTCTGAGGAGTACGCCACGGCGATGACCACTATTTCCGATAAGCTGTTCAAATCTTCTCTGGGCGGGAATCTGCTGATCCGTTACGAGGATGACGGCAATTATTTGGACTATTACGCCGCGCTGCCGCTGACAAACACGCAGACGGTGAAATTCGCCGAAAATCTTCTTGACCTGTCCAGCGAGACGGACGGTGCGGACATTTACACTGCTATTCTCCCGGAGGGCAAGGACGGCCTGACCATCGGGAATCTGCCGGACGGTGACTTGACGGATGACCTGGTGAAGTCCGGAAAAGTCATCTACAGCAAGTCCGGCGTGGCCACATACGGGCGCATTACCCGGCACATCAAATGGGATGATGTGACTGTTGCCGCCAACCTTCAGACCAAGGCGAAGGCGGCGCTGGCCGACAATGGTCTGTCCATGCCGGAGACCATCACCTGCAAGGCGGTGGATTTGGGCTGGCAAGAGGGCATCCAGCATTTCCGGGTTGGCAGAATGACCGCCCTGGTCAGTACGCCCCACGGCTACAGCGCGTCATATCCGTTGATGGAGCTGGCCCCGGATATTCTTGACCCCGGCAACACACAGATCACGCTGGGTTCGACCCGGCGCACATTCACCGGCTCACAGATCGATGCAGTGCGGAAAGCCGAGGAAAGCACCTCGCAAGTCCGCACTGACTTAAACAAGAAAATTGAGGACATCGAGCTTACCCCCGGGCCTCCCGGCCCTGCCGGGGCAGACGGCAAGGACGGCACCAACGGTCTATCTGTGTGGATTACTTACCATGACGGCACATCCACACCGGCAACTCCGACAGGAAACGGTACGCTGAACGGCTGGCACACGGACTTGACCGCAGATGTGGTGTGGATGTCGCAGAAGGTGGCTGCATCTGCTACGGCTGGCACATGGGGTACGCCTATACGGATTTTGGGTGAAAAGGGTGAACAGGGAATTCAGGGCGTTCCCGGCGAAAAGGGAGACCCCGGCGCAACAGGGCCTCAAGGTGAGCAAGGCCCCCAGGGAGAAAAAGGTGACACGGGAGCCAAAGGAGACCCCGGCGCAAAGGGCGATCCTGGCAAGGATGGAACGAACGGCAAGGACGGCAGCCCCGGAGCCACCGGCCCCCAAGGCCCGCAAGGTGAAAAAGGGGCAACTGGCCCCCAGGGCGTAAGCGTCACCGCAACCACGGTGGAATATTATCTTTCCGCTTCCGAGACAGAGCTTTCCGGCGGCACATGGCAGGCCACAGCCCCGACCATCACAG